TAGTTAAGGAGTGAATATGACTGAACAAATTGAAGAAAAAACATTTACAATTGATGGTAAAGATTACAAAGAGTCTGAATTAACACTTAGATGTCGTAATATAATTTTCAGTAGAACTGAAATACAACAATCTAAAGTAAGACACGAAATGGAAATTGAAAAAATTGATGTTTTAACTAATTACTACAATATGGAAATTAAAAAAGAATTAGAAAACGTTAAAAAATAATGGCTGCTGTTGCTAATTTAAGAATAGACCAAGGGACTACATTTAGTTCAGATGTTACTGTTACTGATAATGATGGTGCTGTTTTTGATTTAACAGGTTATACAGCCGAAGCTAAACTGGCATTGGGCTATTCATCTACAAGAACACGAGTTGCAATGACCACAACAATTGCTTCACCTACATTGGGAGTTATCTCATTATCACTAACGGCAAATCAGACGAGTGATTTAGAGGCTCCTGCCAGATATGTCTATGATGTTGAAATAACAAGAACGTCTGACAGCTCAATTACACGTGTTATAGAGGGTATCATTACAGTTAATCCTCAAGTTTCTATTTAAATTATCTGTTTTTTTGAGTATATTATTGTTATAAATATATTAAAAGGGAGAGATTAATGGCTAATATTAGAGCTAAAATAAATTCAAATACTTCTTCAGGACCTCAACAGGTTGCTGTTCAGGTACCTAGCTCAGGTTCTCTAACTTTTAAAGGTTTAAATGACGTGAATGTAACTTCTCTTGCGGATGGTGCTTTAATTCAATATGATGCTAATACGGACAAATTTACAACAAGAAACGAATTAGAAACGACTACAGGAACATTAAGGTTCAACGGTGGTCAGTTTTAGGAGAATTACATGGCAACAATAATACAGATAAAACGATCCTCTGGAACAGCCAAACCGTCGGCACTCGCACAAGGGGAACTAGCCTATTCATATGGTGTTGGTGGTAGTTTTGGTGAACAACTTTTTATAGGAACGGGTGTAGAAACAGACGGCGAAGCCGCTAATATAGATGTTATAGGTGGTAAGTATTTTACAGATAAATTAGATCACGCTATAGGAACATTAACAGCTAGTTCAGCGATACTAGTTGACTCAAACAAAGCAATTGATGAAATCATTATAGGTAATTCATCAACAATTGGTGGTACTTTAAAATTAAATGAAGGAACTAATAACGGTGCTCATTTTGTTGCCTTAAAAGCACCTAATTCGGTTACACAAGATACCACTTTCACGTTGCCAGATGGTGATGGTACAAACGGCCAGTTCTTAAAAACTGACGGTTCAGGAAATTTAAGTTTCGGTACTGTAACAACAACTTTATCTATAGCTGCTGATAGTGGTTCAAATGATTCAGTATCAACTGGTGAAACAATTACTTTCTCTGGTGATACAGGTATTTCAACAAGTGTAACAAATAATGAAATTACAATTGATTTAGATGACACTGCTGTATCGCCAGGTAGTTATGGTTCAGCAACATCAATTCCAACTTTTACAGTAGATCAACAAGGTAGATTAACTGCCGCTGGTACTGCTTCAGTTGCTACTACTTTAACTATAGCAGATGATAGTTCAACTAACGCATCTATATCTTTATTAACAGATACATTAACTATCAATGGTGGAACAGGTATCACATCATCTATTTCAGGAGATACTATATCTTTAGATATTGATAGTACAGTTGCTACATTAACTGGTACACAAGAATTAACAAATAAAACAATTGATAGTGCTTCAAACACTTTAACATTAGATTTATCTGAAGGAACATTAACTGGTACTTTAGCAGAATTCAATACTGCTGTATCAGATGCTACTTTAGTATCTACAACTGGTACAGAAACATTATCAAACAAAACTTTAACAACACCAAAATTTGTTGATGGTGGTTACATAGCAGACGCTAATGGTAATGAGTTAATTCTTTTACAAACTACTACAAGTGCCGTAAATGAATTGGAAATTACTAACGCTGCTACAGGTAATGCCGTTCAGATTGCTACAACAGGTGGTGATACAAACATTGACTTAAAATTAGCACCAAAAGGTTCTGGTGTTGTTGATGTTGACTCAAGTAGAATTACAAACGTAACTGATCCATCAGGCGCACAAGACGCTGCTACAAAAGCGTATGTAGACAGTGTTGCAAATGGTTTAGATGTAAAAGCTTCTGTTAGATATGCTTCAACAGCCAATGTTGCAGGAACATATAATAACGGTGCTGGCACAATTACTGCTGGTTCAAATGGTGCTTTTTCAATTGATGGCCAAACTCCATCAACAAACGATAGAGTATTATTAAAAGATCAAACTGATCCTGTTGAAAACGGTTTATATAGAGTGACAACTGTTGGAGATGGTTCAAGTGCTTATGTATTAACAAGAACACCAGACGGTGACGAAGCGATTGAAATTACAGGTGGTTCTTTTGTATTTGTTGAAGAAGGTTCTGCTAATGCTGATAACGGTTATGTATTTACACATAACGGTACACCTACACTAGGTACAACTGATATTACAGTTGCTCAATTCTCTGGTGCTGGTCAAATAAGTGCTGGTGACGCATTATTAAAAACTGGAAATACTTTAGATGTAAGAGTAGATGATAGTACAATTGAAATATCAGGTGACGCTTTAAGAGTAAAAGCTGATGGTATTGGTACTAATCAACTTGCTACAAACGCTGTAACAACTATCAAAATTACAGATGGTGATGTTACAAATGCTAAATTAGCAAATTCATCAATTTCATTTACAGACGAAAGTTCGACTGCTGGTTCTGTAGCACTTGGTGGTACATTAGAGTTTTTAACTGGAGAAGGTATTAACACAACATCATCTGGTAGTACACTAACTATTGCTGCTGAGTTAGCAACAACTTCAAATAAAGGTGTTGCTTCATTTAGTTCAGATAACTTTACAGTTACATCTGGTGTTGTTACTACTACAGCTATAGATGGTGGAACTTATCCTTAATAGATAGGACATATAGTGGCGACAATAATTAAATTAAAAAGAAGTACAGTATCATCTACTATACCTACGACAAGTGATTTAGCTGATGGTGAAGTTGCCGTAAACACGGCTGATAGAAAAATCTATGTTCGTAGTGGTGCAAGTATTGTTGAAGTTGCTAATAACACTTCAGCTGGTTCTACAGACTTAACAAGTGTAGGTACTAATATTATAGGTGATACAGATAATGCTTATGATATAGGTTCCTTAACTTCGACATTTAGAGATATATTTGTTGGAAGATCAGTTAAAACTAGAGTTGATGTTTTTACAAGATCAGTTGGGTTAGGTACGGCTGCAGGTGAGTTTGCTTTTAAAGTTAATTCAGCAAGAAAATTATTTGATGAAGTTTATACTGCCTCAGGTGGTTTAAGTACAAAGGCAGTTGATATAATTAACTTCAATGATGAAAACCCCGCATATGAATTTTAAGGAGAGATATGGCAGATAAAACACCTATTAGATTAGTATTAGACGGATCAAATAATCCTACAGGTATTGCTGAATATCAATCAGGTGAAACAATACCATATGCTTCTGGTGGTACAGGTTTATCATCGTTAGGAACTGCCGGCCAAGCATTGGTTGTCAATAGTGGAGCTGATGGTTTAGAATATACAACGATTGCTTCTACAATAACTTTAGCTGCTGATAGTGGATCGAATGATACATATACAACAGGCGAAACTTTAACATTTTCAGGATTAACAGGTATTACAACTACGGTTGCTGATAATTCAATTTCAATAGATTTAGATGACACAGCCGTATCTCCAGGTAGTTATGGATCAACAACAACAATTCCTACTTTTACAGTTGACCAACAAGGTAGATTAACAGCTGCTAGTGAAGTTAATGTTGCTACAAATTTAACTATTAGAGATAGTTCATCTACTACAGACACAGTTTCATTATTAACAGATACACTCACATTTGCTGGCACTTCAAACGAAATTGAAGCTGCTGTCACAGACAATACAGTAACAATAGGATTACCAGATGATGTAACTGTAGGAAATAATTTAACAGTCACAGGTAATTTAACCGTAAATGGCACAACAACTACAATATCATCTACTAATACAGTTGTTTCGGATAAGTTGTTTGAATTAGCAAATGGTGTAACAGGCACTCCAAGTGGTGATGTAGGTATAATAATTGAAAGAGGTGATAGTGATAATGTATTTATAGGTTTTGATGAATCTTCAGATGAAGTTACTTTTGGTACCGGCTCATTTACAGGAGCAAGTACAGGTGATTTATCACTTACAGATGCAAATATAAGAGTTGGTGGTTTAAATGCTACAGGAAATACTACTTTAGATGGTGATGTTACGATAGGCGATAGTTCAAGTGATACTATTACTGTAAATGGTAGATTCGGCACAGCTTTAATTCCTGATACAAATATTACATATGATTTAGGAACATCATCATTGAGATGGAGAGATATATACCTATCAGGAAATACAATTGACTTGAATGGTGCTACTATCTCTGGTGATGGTACAGGTGCAATTCAAATTTCAGCAACAGGGGCGACTCTTCCATCAGGTTCAAAAGTAGGAACTGATACAATCGCAGCAGCTGATACTGCAACAGGTTTAGCAGTTAGAAATATACCTTTATTTACACAAGCGTCTGGATTAAGTACAGCCGCTAAAACATTCAAATTTAGTGCTGGTTCAAATGCAACTGTATTTCAGGCGAATCACACATTTACATTATCAAGTGGGGCTAGTAGTACCCAAATAGCTTTATTTTTATTCTAAGGTAAAAATATTATAAATAGAAATAGGAGAAAAAATTTATGTCAGTTAAAGTACCAATAAGAACAGTTTTTGACGGAGACGGAAACGCCACAGGTCTATCAGAATACCAATCGGGTGAATTTATAGGTCTTACTCACGGTGGTTTAGGAGCTTCGTTATCAATAGGAACAACTGGTCAGGTTTTAAAAGTTAGTTCAGGTGGAGCGTTAGAATTTGGTAATGTTGAAGCTATTGTAAATATAGATGGTGCTACAGATTTAACAGGTTCAACTTTAGTAGAAGGCGATCAAATTTTATTATCTGATGGTGGTACTGAGGGTAGAGTTACTCTATCTCAAATAGATACATTATTTGCAAGTACAACACAAACGTTAATAAATAAAACTTTAACGTCACCTACGATTACAGGTACTGGTGCAATCGCTGGTACGTTTACTGGTAATATTACTGGTGATGTAACTGGTAATGCTGACACAGCAACTACTTTACAAACCGCTAGAACAATAGGTGGTGTATCATTTAATGGTAGTGCTAATATAAATTTACCTGGTGTAAATACAACAGGTAACCAAGAC